GTCATTTCCAGCCTCTTTTCGCCCCGCGAGGGTAGGGGGGGTACCCCTCGCCGCCCGGCGGGTCGGTCCGGAGGCTCAGCTGATCGCATCATCTTCGGCTTCAAGCTCGCTGCCGTCCCCGACGCGGATCACGCGGACGCCGGAAATCGCGGGCGGCGGCTTCCTGATCTTCGTTTCTTCGTGACACCACCAGCAGCACGACACGAGGTTCGACAGCTCGAGACCGAGCGCCGGGTTTGTTTCCAGTGGAATGATGTGATGCACCTCGGTTGCGACGCCTGAACACTTCGATGATGTCCGAAGCTGGCAGAGATAATGATCACGGGTGAGGGCCTGCACTCTGATTCTTCTCCACGCAGATGATTTGTAGAATCCCTGCTCCTTCTGGGTGCGCTCTCGGTGCTCGGCTGGATGATAGCCGTACCTCATTGCCCGTACCGGTTGCGGCGCATGGTGCTCTCCCATCCGCGATAGACATCCCGCTCCACCAGGTCGCGCTGGCACGGATGCCGGCAAGCTTTCATCCCCGCATGGCAGATGCAGACAGTTCGTCCGTTCTCTATTCGGATGTAAACCGGAATCTTCTCTGCATCTTTCATGCTGACAACCTCACACGTTCTTGTAGATGGCTGCGCGGGAATACCCTTTCACGCCGTCCGTCATCATCGCGAGGAATTCATCGCGGGAGAAGTCAGAGAGCCGGAAGATCTCCTCCGGCCTCATGCCAAGCTGACGGGAAATCTCCTGCACGCTTTTCCCCTCGTCGATCAGACGCCGGACAATTGCCTTCATCGGTTCGAGCAGATGCGTCCCTCGAGCGCGGTTGTGCGTGATGGTCCCGTAGATATCATCGGCCTCGCTCTCGTGGTTCACGATCACGACAGGAACCTTCCCGCCGAGTTTCGACAGGAGCGGTTCACGCCCCGAGACTGTCCAGCGGTGGAACCCGTCAATGATGGTGTAGTCCGGACGGACCACAATGGGCAGCGTCCAGCCGTTGGTCAGGATGGACTGCACCAGCAGCTGCAGGTTGTCCTCGCTGACCTTGTTCGGGTTGTAGTCGTTTGCGTGGAGCTGCGTCCGGTCCACCCATTGAAGGGAAGACAGCGGGCCAAACACATCGACCTCAGTCACTTTGCCTCACCACCTTTCTGTGGTGAAGTCTCTCGGCTGAAGTCGGCATAGTCCTTGTACACCGAAGTATACAGAGCGCGGAGTGACCGGAGTTTCGGATCTCCGGCAAGGATCGCGTCATGCATCATCCGGAAATGATCGTTTGTCATGACCGCGCTGTTCTTGATGAAGAAGGTCCGGTATGCGTTCCAGGTCTTCCGCGTGCTGGGAATGGTGAAGTATTTCTCTGCCTCCGTGAAGAGGATCTTCTTGCACTCGGCCTTGTAGTCCTTGAGCGGTGCGCTGCCTTCCAGCTCCCGCCGCTTTCTGGTCCGGCGCTTGAACATCTCCGAATCCCAGTAGAGCAGAGTCAGGTAGGCGTTCGGCTCTCGCCTCTCAACCTGTGCCCACAGCACCGGGTCCGTCTCGGCGATGTACCGCAGCCCCGCGATTCCTTCCGAGCCGAAGAAATTGCAGAGCCGCAGCTGCCGCCTCGACACGCCCACCTCATACAGATGGATGTAGGCATCCGGGAAATCAAGGTTGTGCTCCTTGATGTACAGCCAGATGTCGCTGTCGCGCCAGTCGTAGATCGGATACTGGCAGTTGCTCCCGGTGATGTTTCCCTTCCCGAGTCCGATGTTGGCCAGCAGCTTTGCCCGCTGCAGGGATTCAGAGCCGCGGACCCCAACGATCTGGATGCCGTCCCGGGTGATCATCTTGCAGAATTCCTGATAGTTCATCTGCCCCGGATATTCCAGATAGGGACTCCGCATGATCGCAAAGGGCGGCGGCTGCCTGACCCAGCAGTCTTCTTTCCCCGGCTCCCATGTGATCCATGACTCGGTGCTCTGCAGATAATGCAGGACCGAGGACTGTTTCACCGGCAGGCAGTACCACCGGAATTCCGATCCGACGGTCAGGAACCGTTTCCGCCATCGCATGGCCATCTGGTACATGCTGTCGTAGATGGCCTCTTCGTCGATGAAGATCACGACCAGCTGCCGCGCATCAATCGCGCCGGCCTGAATCAGCGAATAGACCAGATGGGACATGCACAGGCTGTCCTTCCCCGCCGAGAAGGCCATGTACACCGGCACGCCGTTGGCGAAGGTGTTGAGGATCCGCTGCCTCGCGGCAGTCACGACATCCATCGTTCCCTCGATCCGCTTCACAGCCATATCTTCTCACCGCATTTCGGGCAGACGATGTATCGCCGCTGCAGCGCATTCCCAGACGTTTCCAGCGGTTTTTCGTCCGGACCTGCTCCAATATGGGTGTCGGTCGTTCCGTCAGCTGGAGGCTCTGGGATTGGCCCATTCTGGCCACCGACCGGTATTTCCTCCGCGGAAGCTGCGAATTCGGCGTCTTCCTGCTCGTATCGATCAGCCGCTTTCTGCATGGAGGCCTTGGTGGAATCGTCGAGGACGCCGTAGCCGCCCATGAAGTCATCCGCCTCGATCGGGTCAAAGGTCAGGGTTTCCAGCAGATCCGAATCGTATCCGGGAATATCGAAGTCCTTCACGCCGCCGAGCTCGGCAATGATGTCCTCAATCGCCTCGAGGTTGTCCACCCCGAGGGAATAGATCTTGTTGTCGGCCATCATCATTTTGAGCTTGTCGTGCTCCGACATGCCCGCCTTGATGAAGCAGGCGGCCTCCTTCATGCCCAGTGCCTTCATTGCCTCGTACAGTCCGTTGCCGATCAGGATCGTGTTGTCCTCGTCGATGACGATGGCCTTGGTCTGGCCAAACTTCGAGACTGACCGCTTGTATTCCTCCAGCTGCTTTGCCGAGTGCAGCCGCACGTTCCGGCTGTTGGGCTTCAGATCGGCGAGCGGGATCATCGTGATGTTCATACGCCCACCTCCTGTTCAAGGAAGTGGCGCGCGCTCGGCAGATACTTTGCCGCCCGCTCAAGAATCGAGGGGTCGATCTCATAGACCTCGCGGTAGCCCCTCATGATATCGTCGCCGCAGAACTCCCGCTCCGGCCATGCATGAGTGCCCTGGACGAAGCCGTCCTTCCATCCGTAGATCGGAGGCAGCTGAAGATTGTGGTAGTGGATGTAGCCGAGCAGAGCTTCGTGCGGCCAGTCCCGCATCGGCGAATACCGTGTCTCCCCGGATTTCTTCCGGATGTAGCCGTTCCTGCCGCAGAAGTTCCCGTCTATCCGGCGATGCCCGACAATCAGCAGATCAAGGTGATTATCGAAGAACATTCTGGTAAACGATCCTCTCTGGGTCACCAGATGCCATCGCTGGCCAAGCAGGCCCTCCGCGAAGATCATGTCCTGATTGCGTTTGAGCCATCCGTAGCCGAGGCCGGTGTGCATCATTTCCACGCCGGCAGGCTTGTTCTGCTTCACCCAGCGGATGAATTCCGGGTAGTCCAGCTCACAGTATGAGAAATACCCCTGCGTGATTGAGAGCTTTTCGCACAGGTCTGCGAGAACGATGCTGTCCTTGCCGCCGCTGTATGCGTAGGCAACTCTCTTCCCGGCCACAGCCTCCCGCATCTCCGAAAGAGAATCCGAAGCGAACTGCTCGACCTCTTCCGGGGAGATCAGCTCCTCGATGTGGTTCATGGCCCTGATCCAGTCCTCGTTCCGGCTGGTATATTTTCGTCCGAGAATCTGCCTCATGCCCGCACCGCCTTCCGCTTCTCGTAAGCATTCCAGCAGATCGCGAACAGGATGCCGGCGCCGACAAAGTAGATCCTCACCGAGGCCATCAGCGTCCACATGCCCATGACGCCCAGCGGAATCAGGATGCTCCACCCGGCGATCAGAGCGGCGTTGACCGCGAGCCCGGCTTTCTTGCCGAAGGCGATGTAGATGCTGTACATGGAGGAGGACAGGGTTGATGTCCCGATGATCGTGATCAGGATCGCCTTCACGATGTTGAGCACCGGCGTGAACTGCGTCCATGCCAGCGGGAAGACGATGGCCATGTAAATCCCGAAGTACACGCCGCCCATGGTGAACGCCCTCCGGACGTTGACCTTGACGGCTCCGTCCTCGTTCCGGTCGTTGTAGTCGAGGATCTTGAAGAAATACGGGTAGGTGAACGGGCCGGGCAGAAGCAGGATTGCTTTCCAGATGCCGGCCTTCATCGGCTCCGGCTCAAGGCCGAGCGTGATCTCATTCACGGCCCCGCCGGTGTGGACCAGCGCGGCAATCGTGACGCCCGCGGCCATCAGGTAGACGATGATCCAGCCGAAGCCGTCCGTCAGAACGTTGCGGATCATGCCGAACTTCAGCAGGATGATCAGGAAGATCACCGCCAGCGCATAGGCCACATACTTTCCGAAGTTCGGTCCGAGCGCCGTGTCGGCGAAGACCGTCTGCATCCCGTTCATGGAAAGCCACGCCTGGAAGACGCACATCACGGCGCAGATGTATTCCATGGGCCGGGATCGGAACACCTCTCTGACTTTCGGTATTTTACATGCCACCGCTCCGAACAGGATGCAGGCAAGCACGTTGCCGATCACCCAGATCAGCGAAGGGATGGCTCCATAGGTCTGCGTCATTGTGACGCCGTTCATGAGGGAACCGATCCCCGCCCATGTGGCGGCGATACTCAGTGCATAGTAGGTCTGCGGATTGCGGGTAAATCGTTCTTTCAGTGTCATGGTGACACCCTCCTTTGATTTCTGCCGCTCATGTGGCGGCGATTCTCAAAGGAGCTGCCATGTTCTGGACTGTCCCTCCTTCCCGGGCATAAAAAAGGCACCGCAGCGGGCGAGCTGCAGTGCCGTGATTCGAATTCGATTGTAGCTTATACCACAGGACAGACGTCAATTGGAACTACGCAGCGGTCGGAACGTGTCTGAATGTAACCGAACGTATCCGAGCGTTATTCCTCTGGCTGGTTCCCTATCGGCCATTCCTCCTTTCTGGCGATGTCCCACGAGGCCAGCGGCGTGACCTTTCCATAGAAGTCCTCGAAGGCCTCCGCCGTCCCGCACTGGTCGCAGATATAGATCTGTGCTCTCCGGCTCAGCGCGTTCCGGACCGGATCGCGATCCATGGTCCACTGACCGCAGCGCGGGCACGGCCAGTTGTATTTCCTCTGCAGGGGAGCGAACCGGCCGATCTTCTCCGTCGCATCCAGTTCTGCGCACACCTCCTCATAGCTCATGTGCCCTGCGGCCTTCATGGCATCCGATGCGGCCTGAATCTCTTCCGGTGTCCAGTCTCTGCTCATTCTTCTTCCCCCTTTCAGAATCCTTTTACCTGGGCGGCGAAGCCCGCAAGCATCGCCGCTGCCATTTCCTTCTCAATGCTCTCCGGGAAAAGCTTCCGCCAGATCCTCCTGATCATCACCATGGCAGCTCCCCCTCTTCCTCATCGGCTCCCTCAGCATCGGGGATGCAGTCCGGAGCGTCTTCCCAGCTTGGCTCCCACCAGATCGTCGGCATGTCTGTCATTGTCGGTTCTCCTTTCACCAGTATTCCTCCTCGCTTGGATCTGTATCCCACTGCTCAGGCGGGAGCAACTCCTGCCCGAACAGGTTG